AACGCTTGAAGAAGGATCCTGCCAGTGCGGTTTTTTCTTTCCCTTTGATTGAGAAGTCAACGACGGCACATCTGCTATGAAGGGGCTCGATGATCTTGTTCTTGTAGTTACAGGTAAAGATGAAACGGCAATTACCAGCAAATTCCTCAATAAACGCCCGTAGAAGGAGTTGTACATCGTTCCCTGTGTTATCTGCTTCGTCAATGATGACGACTTTGTGTTTAGCATCTGACGAAAGTGAGACGGTCGAAGCGAAGTTTTTCGCATTGTTTCGGACAGTATCGAGGAATCTACCTTCGTCGGATCCATTGATGACATAAACATCTACTCCCAGTTCGTTACAAAGTGCTTTAGCAACAGTAGTCTTGCCAATACCAGGAGGACCAGCAAGAAGCATATTAGGAATTTCGCCCTTATTTAGAAACTCCCTAAACATAGTCTTGGTAGACTCTGGGAGAATACAATCTTCAATCGTTTTGGGTCGATACTTTTCAACCCAAATAAAATCACTATTCATAATTAAGTCCAATCAGGTTTTTTCAAATAAGAACTTGGGACAATTTCCCACCATTCTTTCCCATCAAAAATATACACTTTATGTGTATATCTGTCAAGAAAAAAGGTGCCTTTCTCGTATTTCATACCCATTCTGGTTTACGCTCTGGCATACGCAGATAGTTATCAGCAACCCAAGGTTTGGATGCGATATACATTTTGTAAGCAGTGAATGTATCAATGCTGTCGTCATATTTCCATTCTTCGGGCATGGCACGAGCGAATGGAGTTACTTCTGTAATCTTTCCCCTTGGAAACAAATAGAAGGCATCTACAAGTGTCTTGTAGCAGGAGTGGATTTTATTATACCTCAAAGTGTATTCATCACACAAGTTAAGTCCATGCTTAATCAACCAATAGGCATTGTGGATACTATCCATTGCCCATTTGGTACAGGGATGATTACGAAACGCACCCTTTTCAGTTCTGTAGGGAGTGTTGTCAGTCTTAAGCAAAGGACCATACCCGTGACCCCATTTTTCAGATGCCACAATGGAAAGCATTTGGCAGCATTCCAAAGGCATCTTAACTACATGTTTATCAGGGAGACAAATGGCACTCTCTGCGGGCCAAGGAGAAGTTACGAAGATGTTCATCCAAAAGTAGAATCAGGTTCCAGGGCAATATAATACTTAAGGTTGTAGCGAGTATTGGTGAACTGTGACAAAAGTTTAGAAGACACAACTACATCGTAGGCACCAGGAATGATTTTGATGTTTTCCACTTTGAAGTTGAAAGTAAACTCTTGGTCGGTTTCACCAACAACAATGGCATATTCATTGGAAGTATCGTTCTTCTTATCACGCACAACCAGTTTGATTACACCTGCTTCACCAATCGCAGAAAGGTCTGGGAGTTGATAAACTGCTGCTGCCTTGACCAGTTTCTCCAAAGAAGCACTGTCAAGTTGGAAACAAACATCTTGTGAAGGAAGTTGAATATCTTTATCTGGGGGAGAGATAATCACATTAGGATCGGCAAAGAAATACTTCACCCTACGCTTGCCTTCTTTGATGGAAAGATAGGAATCCTCTTTGAAATCAAGGTCAGGGTCCTGGTGAAGACTCAAACCATTAAGAAACTGGTTGAGATCATAAATGGCAAAGTCACGGGGGAACTCTTCAGTAATATCTGCTTCGGCAAGAATATTCTTGGCAACAGAGATGGTGCGAAGACGAGTACCCTGCTTCACAAGAATAGAGTTGTTGATACCTGCGAAGTTCTTAAGAATAGTCAGGGTGTTGTCAGAGAGTTTCATGTTGTTCATTGATTGTAGGTTTCACGGACGGCATTCTTATCATTGAAGTTCAAAAGAAGAACAGCATAATGAAGGATCTTCATAATGTCACGGCGAGCACTGCCCTTCTTATCATAACGGGAAGCATACTTAAGGATGTTACTACGGCAGAATGCTTCACCATCACCACACGCTTCAATCAGATCTAGAGTTTGAATCTTCTGATCACCAGCGGAATAGTGTTGATTATAAGTTCCACGGATGTACTCAAGGAGTTCTTTTACGATTTCTTCTTCGTTATACTTCCATGGAGTACTGGGAGATTGTTTAATAATGTCTTCGTTCATACTAATAGTAAAATCGTTCATTGAATAAGGATACTCGTCCATAATAAGGGAAGGCACTTTTTTACCTTCCCCAATTATATCAGAAAGGTGCTTCGTGGTCAACGGGCATTTGGAAATTAACATCAATTTTATCGTAGAGTTCCAAGAAAGATTGCTTGGTCTCATCATCAAAACGATTGACGCAAACCTGAATTGCCTTTGCCTTGTCGTTAAAAATACTGTAAGCACGAATAATATGGACAAGACGACGGGTGCTGATGATTTCTTCAATACCACCATCATAGAACGTCTTGCGGATCACGTCCGCCCAATCAACCAGGCGCTTACAGAACTGACGGTCTTCCATACCCAGATCCAAAGCAATGCCCTCAAGGATCTTCTGTTCAGTCGCAGGAGCAGGATAGGACTGCTCAAAGGTCACAGGGAAACGCTCAAGGAATGCTTCGTTAAGAACATTGGTGCCGATAAAGCGTCCATCATCACTACCCTTACCTTTAGTATTTGCGGTGGCGATCACATTGAAACCAGCGGCAGGTTTGACCCAGCGACCAATCTTTTTAAGGAATACACCCTTACCTTCAAGGATGGACTGGAGACACAGAATCTTGTTGGAAGCAAGGTCAATCTCATCCAGCAGGAGAATAGCACCACGCTCAAGTGCCTCAATCACAGGACCATTGTGCCAGGCAGTGTTGCCGTCAACAAGACGAAAACCACCAATCAGGTCATCCTCATCAGTCTCAATCGTAATGTTGACACGAATCAGTTCACGCTTGAGTTGGGCACACGCTTGCTCAACAGAGAAAGTTTTACCATTACCAGAGAGTCCCGTAATGAAAGTAGGATAGAAAAGACGGGACTCAATAATCTTGCGAACATCACCAAAGTTACCAAACTTGACGAAGGTATCATCTTTTTCAGGGATAAGATTTTGCTCAATAGCAGGAATAGCGGCAGGTGCTTTTACAACTTGCTCAAACTGCTCTCGTGCTTCCTGGATAGTCAGGTTCCACTTACCACGACCAGTCTTGTAATCGTTGAGTTTATTGGTAACAGTCTGGTAGTTGGCACCGTTCATAGCACACCAGGCACGAATATCAGCAGCAGTCACGGACTCCCCATACACTGCTTGGAGAGAAGTGCGGATGTAGTCAGCGGAAATGGTCATTGAGTGGTTTTGTTTAACTGAAGTTATTATATACGGAAAAGGGGGTCACAAGGACCCCCAGTGGACAGTTTGGAAAGTGGTCTATCACTCCATAGTGAATTTTTTCTTCTTTGAAGCCTTGGTAATGGGAATTACCTTTTCTTCAACTACTTCCTTTACAGGCTCTGGTGCTGGTTCGGCAACTGGTTCTGGTTGCTGAAACAAATCTGTAAATCTACTCATTAGACTTATTAGAATTCTTTCAAATATTTATCAGGCAACGAGTTCCACAAACTCTCCAAGAATCTTTTTGTTCATTTTCTTGGACTTAAGACTCTTTACAAAAGCAGATTTAATTTGAGTCTTGGTCGCACATTCGGCAACTTCAAACTCGGAGTCTTGTGCGAGAGCATTTGCTGAAAGTCCAAAGTAAGCATTATACCCAGACTTCTTAATCGTAAATGCCTTTTCTTTCTTCCAAATGCTCATGGTTTTTTCAAAGTCTGGACCATAATATCCACAATAACGGCGGATAAAAGAACCAGCATCACGACCTTCAAGCACACGAATACCAATGAAGTTCATATCCTTAAACTTATCACGCAGATTTTGAAGGAGAACATCGGTAAACTCATACCACTCACAATCAAGTGAATAGGTATTTCCAGTCTTGCGGTCACGCAGGAAAGAATTATGTCCAATGTAACCAGTGCCCAGAAAAGGGTCTTCCTCCCAGCGGCGCTGAACTTCACGGTGATACTTTGGCATTGCTGCCTCACCATCGGTTAGAACAACACACTGAACTTTTTGAAGTTTGTTTTCTTGCTGGAACTTGGGAAGAATCTGGTGAAGAGCAATCAAAGTCTCATTCAGCGGAGTGCCAGAAAGACTCAAACCATAAGGAATGTTATAACGGACAAAAGAGTTGTAACGGAAAGCAGAAGCAAGACGGAAGATATTTTTCATCTGCTCTTCCAAAGTTTTGACATTGGTCTTGCTGGTGAGCATATTCATCAGCGAAAACCATTCACCAACCTGAACAAGACCATCTTTCTTGGTATAGGCAAGTTCACGGATATTTGCCTTGTTATCCTCATCATACTTTACCAGAGGATAATCACTGGTAAAGGCATAAACATCAAATGGGATTGCAACTTTTTTACAGAACCACACAAGGTTGAACAGTTGTTTGACAGTATCCAGCATTACATCACTCATAGAACCAGACCAATCAAGGATAAACACCAGACCATGATTCTTACCATCGGCAAGAGTGGTGACTTTCTTAAAGAGGTCTTCGTTGTATTTGTAAGTGTGAAGTTTGGTACAGTCCAACACACCAGTGCGGGCAGTGGTAGCACGAGCATAGGAATCTGCTGCCTTGCGACACTCAAACTCTTTCACCAGATAGTTGACTTCTTTCTGTGCCGAACGCTTGAACTCTACAAAGTTTTTATCAACTTCACCAAAGATTTCTTCGGTGGAAACTTCCCGTTCTTCAACCCAAGCATTCCAGTATTGCTTACACTTATCATGGATTTCAGCATTAGGAACAATAACTTTATCCAAGTCAAGTTTGGGCAACTCAAGGTAAACATTCTCTTGCCCACTCTGGTCAACCAAGTCCT